TTTGCGCCCAGTATCCCTGCTTTACTGCTCAGCGCGCCGAAGGCATTGTTGGAGATTGCCCCACCAAGCCCAGCAGCACCAGCAAGTGAGCCACCACCGAACGCCTGAAGACCAGCCATCAGGCCCTTGGAGATGTCGCCAGTGAGCGCGGTCTGACCCAGACCAACTATACCAGCAGCAAGAGGTGCGCCAATACCGGTAGCGGCAAGGGCTGCGCCAAGGATAGTTGGCAACAGTTTCTTCAGGAAGTTAGCTTCAGGCAGGCCGGTGTCGGGGTTGATGGAGAGCGAACCGCCCATAGCCATGGCAAGCTGCTGGAGACCGCCAACTTCACCCGGCGTCATGTGAACCAGCATGGAGTCGCCGTTGCGCCCGTAACCCTGAAGCTCTTGCGCCATCGGGTTCTGAGTAACAGACAAACCGCCCTGCGCCGGAAGACCGCCAGCGGTACCGGGCACCGGAGTACCAAGCATGGGGGGACGACCCGCAACAGACGTGTTGTTTGCGGATGCGCTAACCGGCGGCATTTCCTGTACGTTCATAGGCCGTCGTCCCTACCTTACGGCTACGCTTATAGCCTCAACTCAAACAGAAGTCACGGTCTCCCACGCGGACCCGCTATAGACGCATAACTTGTCCAACGTCGTATCAAATACTACCCACCCTGCGCTAGGGGTAAGCGCGTTTTTTTCCGCCGTGGTGACCTGCTTTGTAGCGGCGATGCCGTTAAAAGTGTCTGCCGTGTATGACTGCGCGTAGTTGGGGGTGTTGCTGTCCAATTGGGAAAAGTAAGTCTCGATGACACGAACAACCTGCCGCAGGTACTGAGGGTCGTACTGCGCTGTGGGGTTGGGTAAGGGTGACGCCCTGAACCTAGTAAGAGCCATCAGCGCCTCCCGTCAGGACGCGCATCGAGGCGCGGTGCGCCAAGCTGCCACTGCACACCGAGTTGGTCGGAACGCACTTTAAGCGCCATCTGGCGGGCGCGGGCGCGGACAAAGACCTGATCGGTATAGACGCCAATCGAAGTCTCGATGACGCGCTGAGTATCCGCAGCGTCTGCGCTGAACGTACTGCCGGGGAAGTTGCGCGGGCGCACCTGTAGAGTGACCTCTGGCTCTATACCGATTGTCGAACCATCAAACCCGATGTCAGGGAGGATACGGCGCGTCAGCATGAACTGGTCGCCGTCATCAAGGTCAAAATCCGACGACTGGATATAGCTAATCATCGGATCAACATCGTCGTCCACGCCGGCTTCATGGTAATAAAGGAAGCCATCGCCCGTGGTGACGACGCCCCCATCGACTGACACGGAGGTGTTAGCAGCCTGTGGGTACGGGCGGAGCGGAGTGTCAAGCCAAGCCGTGCGGTCGATGGTGCCGTAGTACCAGATGCGCTCAAGATGGTTATAGACCACATAGGCGTTATTATAGTCGCTCAGCGCCGTGGGGTAGAACCACCAGACTTCGTTCCACTGTTCGTTGGTGCCGCAGATAATCTGGTCGAATTGTTCGTAATTGATGTTCTTGAAGACGTGGTTGCGCAAGGTGCAGGGCAGCGTCTCGACGCGGCCCGTGTAGGCATAGAACTTATCCTGCCCCATCCAGTAGGTGATGTTGGCAGCCGAAGCCACCGCGCGTGAGGAGGCAATCGAGATGTTATCCGCGTATTCCTGAAGCCCAAAGACATCGGTCGTACCGAGGAACTGAAGCGTATAGAGGTTGGTGTCGGTCCAAACCAAGACTTCCTGCCGGGTTGGCAGGGCGCGCACGATACGCGAACCACGTGAGACGCGTAGATCACCAGCGGTGTTGGTCTGGCTCGGGGTCCAGTCACCCGGAGTATCTTGGTCGGCCCAGCGGATAAGCAACGGGTCGAAGTCGGCTTCGCTAGTTGAACCGAAGGGTACCGCACCAAAGGCAAGGAGATGCTTGTCCTGCTGCGATACCAGCAGCTGCATAACCCGCACGGGTACCGAGGAAGCCGTGTAGCCCTCCCCAGTCGCATAGTCTTGCAGCGTAATAGCGTGCGTAGCCAGCGAAGTAGACGGGTCATCCGTCGACCCGCGAACCCACCAGTAGGGTGCACCGTTGCGGATATTCATCGCAAGGTCGTTGTCGAAGTTGTCAAACCACCAGTCACGTTGGGGGAGGTTGACACCGCCTGTGGTGCTCCCCAAACCCCAAGCGTCACGTCCCCACGCGCCCACACCCCATCCGATACCTGCAATCGTAATGGCATTACCCGGTTCGATTTCGGTTTGTACCGTATATCCCGCGCCACTTACGGACGCATTGGACGAAGCAGCTGTCGTTGTAACGAACGTAAAGCTATTGGCCCCGGTTACCGTAACCGTGCGAACGCCATTCAGCTCGCCAATAGGGACGCCGCCAAGAGCAGATGCAAACCCGGCAATGAGCACCGGTTCGCCGGTATCAAGCCATGAAGGAAGCGCGGTCGTCGTGGTCACCGTGACGAGCTTCTGGGTGTTAATCACCGCAAAGGTGTTCGACCCCGCCAGTGCAGTGGCAAAGGGCGTGATGTCGTTAAAATAGCCACCGCTCTCGATGTAGACTTTTTCGTCCGTACCAAGCGCAAGGAAGTTATCGTTGAACGTCGTGATCCAGTTCCACATCTGGCGGCACACGCCGTCAAACGCAGTCGGGGTAGCCTTAACCCAGCCGCCAATCTTCTCCGGGTACCCGGAGCGGAACCTGATCTTGTCGCACTCGTACCAGCCGCCCTCGTTGGAGTAGTCGGTCTGGTCGCGGTTCACACCCGGCTTAAACTGGAGCTTGATGAACGCCACCTACTACTCCTTACACGTCTGCGTTGGCGGTAAGACTGAATGTCGCGGTAGTTTCGTTGGCGGTGTTGGCAATCGCCCGGATGCGTACCGTACCGCTTATAAACGTGTAGTCGCTACTTCCCACAGCAGGCTTCGTAGCTTGCACCACAAGGGAGCGCGCTGACGACAGCGCGTAGTACGCCGTGTTTCCGACGCTGGTGACGTTGACCCCCGCAAACTGGACCAATGTGGGTTCGCTCGCCTCAACGGTCAAACTTGAGACTTCCAACCGCACCTCAAAATCGCTTCCGATACCGACAGTAGTAGGCGAACCCCAACGGGTCGCTGCCGAGGTTTTGGTCTCCGCTAATGTGCTTACGGTAGCATCAGTCCCCAAGGTAAAGCTGAGTAGTTGTGAGGTAGTCCCGTCAGAGATCATGTCGAAGTTAGCGTCGAAACCTAAGGTAATCAACGCCCCTTGGGCCGTCCCCAACAATGCCATTTGGATGCCGCTCATTAGTTGACCCCCGCGCCGGAGATGATCGCTTCAGTTGCACTATTGAACCAAACGGTAGCCATGCCGCGCGCGGCCAGCGTACGGTTGCCTGTGTTGCCAGTGCCAGCCTGACGCAGAGTAGTCACTCCTGCCGTGATTGTAATGGCCGACCCGCTATCGTTGTAGATAGAGATGGCGTCCCCAGCAGCGAAGGTGCTGTTCGGGATCGTAATACCAGCAGTGACCGCGATGCACTTACCAACATCACCCACCACTGCGGTGCCACTCGTGGTCGAGCGGGGGATGCTACGATACCCGATGGTGACGCCGTCAATGGTTGCCGTTGTAGCCACCGAAGTGACGCTGCCACTCAGTGTGATGTTGCCAGTGCTGGTAACCGTGCCGGAGAGAGACAGACCGTTGACCGAGCCAGTGCCGCCGACAGAGGTGACCGTGCCGACCGAAACCGAACCGCCAAGAGAGACAGACGACCCGTTGATGGTAATGGCAGAGTTAGTCAGCGCGCTGTTGGCGATGCCGGAAAGCGTACCCCCAAGCGTGATGTTGCCGGTACTGGTAACCGTGCCAGAAAGGGACAGGCCGTTGACCGTGCCGGTACCTGCTACGCTGGTAACCGTGCCGACCGAAACCGAACCACCAAGTGAAATAGGCGACCCGTTGATGGTGATGGCGGAGTTGGTCAGCGCACTGTTGGCAACGCCCGACAGAGTGCCGCCAAGGGTGAGACTGCCGGTGCTGGTAACGGTGCCCGTGAGGGTGAGGCCATTGACTGTACCGGCCCCCGCGACGCTGGTAACCGTTCCAACTGAAACCGAGCCACCAAGTGAAATAGCCGACCCGTTAATGGTGATGGTAGAGTTAGTCAGCGCGCTGTTGGCAACGCCCGACAGAGTGCCGCCAAGGGTGAGACTGCCGGTGCTGGTAACCGTGCCCGTGAGGGTGAGGCCATTGACTGTACCGGCCCCCGCGACGCTGGTAACAGTACCCGCGCCAAGATTAGTCCGTGCGTCCGCAGCGTTCGAAGCACCCGTGCCGCCATCGGCAACCGCGAGGTCAGTGATACCCGTAATCGAGCCGCCAGTGATGGTGACAGCGTTTGAGTTCTGCGTAGAAATCGTGCCGAGGCCGAGGTTAGTCCGCGCAGTCGCCGCATCGGACGCGCCCGTACCCCCATCAGCAACAGCAAGGTCAGTGATACCCGTGATCGAGCCGCCAGTGATGGTAACAGCGTTTGAGTTCTGCGTGGAAATCGTGCCGAGGCCGAGGTTAGTCCGTGCACCCGAGGCAGTGTTAGAACCCGTGCCGCCAGAGAGGACAGGGAGCGCAGAAGCGAGCGTCAGCGACGTGAGGTGAGTAGTTACATCTACGACGTTCGTGCCATTGTTAAACACCCATATGGTCTTGCCGGCAGGGACAGCGATGCCTGTACCCGTGGTGTTCTTGACGGTGATGGTGCCATCAGTGCCGTTGTTGACGATGTACGGCTTCTCAATGGCCGGGACGACGAGGTTGTAACCCGCAGTGGCAGTGCCCGTCAGGTTGAGACGCATGTTGCGCGCGGACTGCGTAGCGTTGGTATCCGTCAAAGTAAGGGTGACGTTAGCGTTAGAAAACGCCACGTCAGCAGAACCTACAATAGCTTCTTCAATCGCCGTACCAAGGTTGACGTTGGTGACGTTGCCCCACGTGGTGCTGTTCTCACCCGTGGCCATCAACTGGATTTTGAGGTTGCTATACGTACTAGGCATGTTCGTCCCTTACGTTGGTATCTGTACCCATACCACGGTGTTGCCGTCGTTTATAACACTCCATGTGGTAGATTGCGAGTCGTTGACAGCTTGCCAGTTGGGTACCTGATTGTCGTTGATAACGCCCCAGACGAGCGGAGTAGTAACCGACCCAATAGCCTGTACACCAACCAGAAAGACTTTGGAACTGCCTACGACCGTAGGCGCAGTAACCGCACCGGTAGCGCTTACCCCTGTGACCGGCACGTCCTTCGGGATGCGGACGATGACGCTATCAAGCTGGATTGAGGCGTTGACGCCAGTGACTACGACTCGCGCGTTTGCAGGTGTAGCGACCGTGCCGACCGCGCCTTGAGCCTCTACGCCAGTGGCGACGGCGTTAGTAATCGCTTGGACTGCGACAGTGCCGATCTCACCGGTAGCTCCAACTCCGGTGACAGGGATAGCGGACCCGGCGCGGGCAACCACGGTACCAGTAAGGCCGCTAGCCTCGACACCCGTGAGGAGTACGTTGATAATTGACCGGGCATCGACTGTGCCGATCTCACCGGTTGCGGAGACGCCGGTTAGGAATACGCCAGCACCTAGAGAGGTAGCGACCGTGCCAATAGCACCTGTAGCCTCTACACCAGTAAGGGTAGTCTTTGCCACGCCGGTCGCGTTGAGTGTGCCGGCTGCACCAGAGGCTGCTACGCCAGTGAGAACTACACTATCGTTCGCAGTAACAGTAACGGTGCCGATGAAACCCGCCAGCGAGGTTTCGAAGACGGGAATCGTGATGTTGCCGCCAGTGGTAACACCTACGCCATCGTCGATGACTTCAGCAGAGACACCGGTTAGCTCAACCAGAACCCGGTTGGTCTCGTTGATGTCCGCAAAGGCGGAGGAAGCAAAAGGAGAGAAACCAAACATCAGTGACCCTCCTTCCGGTCAGAGGTTACAATAACAGATTACGCGCTACCAAGGATCATTTTATAGCTACCGCATCTTCCCACGCTTTTACCGTCAAGCGGTGTTTTACACTACAATCCGCGTATTTTGCAATCATGTCCGCTTCCCAGAGCGCCCGTTCAGGGTCGAGCAGTACCAGCGGCGGGTTCTGAAGCGCTGGGCACTTCGACGCTAGGTTCGCCGGAGGACGCGGCATTGGCGTCACGGATACCGCTTTCGAGCAGCTTACGCACAGCATCAGGAGCGGCACAATCAACAGGAACGGCAGGAGCCGTTTTGTATATTTCGCGAATGGTATAGGTTCTCTCGGTCGCCACCCCATTGGCTTTATCGCGTTGGGCCTCGTACGTTTGCGAAATAACATCTACCACCTCTTGCTTTTTGACGCGCTGCTTCTCAGCCTTTTCCACAGCCTTTGCGTACGCTGCGTCACACTGCCAGTCGCGGACCTTGTACCCTGCGGCTGCACCAACAATGAGAGCGCCTGCCGCTGCGTATAGCATAATAGGGTTAGGGATCATGCCAGCCACCCAGCAAACTTCTTCGTCTTCGCCATGCGGTCATCTAGGCCGTGGGTGCCACCGTTGATACGCTTGGTCAGCGCAAGGATGGCGGCGTCGTTGATGCCTTGGTCGCAGATACCCCAGAGCTTGTTCTTGTCGAAGAACCACAGCGCCGACTCAAAGCAGAGCTCGGTTGCCACTAGGTCGGGGTTGGTCATCACGTCCGGGCGGTTGATGTAGTTGGAAAACGCTTGGTAGTTCAACTTACCCGTCAGCTGGAGCGCGCCGCGACCACGGTACTTCCAGCCATCCCCCGACCACTCATCGTCGTTACCCATGCGGCTGGCATAAACGCGGTTGGCAATCTTATGCGGCTGGCGCTCATACATCTTGGCCATGGCGTCGGTGGGGAAATACTTACCGAAGATGCCGCGCAGACCCTTCGCGCCGTAGTTCAGGTTCTCGCTGAACGCCGTGAAGTTACCACTCTCGTGCGCCGTCTGGGCGAAGAAGTGCGCGGCGCGGTGGGGCGACAGCTTGTAGTAGGTAGCGGCAGCCTTAAGCGTACCGGGGCCAAACGCACCGTCAGCGGTGACGCCAATCTTCTTCTGGAGGTTTACGAGGCTCATCCGTCCTTCCTCTTGTTCCAGAGTTCAAAGAGCGTCTTGATCTTCTCCTCCGCCACACCGAGGCGCACATCCATCTTGGCGAGGATGATGGTCAGGGAGATGAACGCCAGAACGACGGGCCAGAGCTGACCGATCAGTTCAACGGTGGAGAGATTACCAGTCACTTACACCCCCGGATTGCGCCAGTCAGGAAAGTCGCTCTCGTCAACCACGCCGTCGCCGTTGGCGTCATAACGCAGGTCGTTGCGGTACTTCTCCCACGGAGCCATGCCATCATCGTCAACCACAGGGGCCGGTTCAGGCGCAGGCTCTTCCGGCTTCTTATCACGCGCATTGGCGTTGAGGCTCAGACCACCAAGCAGGCCGACGAACGCGCCGATGACCATGTTGAAGGCGGGGCCGACGATCTCGAAGACCTTGTCGCTGTCTACCAAATGGTTCGGTGCAAACAGGCCGATGACCAGCGCGGCCACGACGACCAGCACGACGCAGGCCAAGGTGATCACGGCGATGCGGATCGTGAACTCGACCGTGTCCTCGATGCCGTCGCGAGTGCTCTCAAAGCGGTCCCAGAAGCTCATTAGCCGTTCCAAGGCAGCGGTGGGGTCACGACCGGCGGATTGATCTGGTTAGCAATCTGCGTGGCGACGTTGGCTTCGTAGGCAGCGACCTGTTCAGCGCCCAGCGCGCTTTGCACCCAACCGACCACCTGCGCTTGCGTCAGGTCAGCATAAGGCGTGAATGGAGCGTCCGGATCAACCGTCACGCCGACAGAACCGTAGACAGAACCAACGTAGGTGCCATCCGTGCCGGTCAACGTCCAATGAACGGTGAAGACCACATCGGTCTCGCCGTCGAGTTCGGGGTAGGCGTCCATCTGCACGACGGCCCATGTGTTAGTAACGGTCATGACTTAGTTCCCTTCGAGTTGTGCCCGTTTGTACTACAAAACGCTGAAGAACGCACCCGTGTTTCCGCCTGCGCCCGCGAAAATCCAGCCGGTGTTGCCGCCACCGTTTACGCTGTTTGCGCCCGCGTTCCATGTAGCGCCGCCGGTTGCGGTGGAGTTGGTGATCGACAGGTAATCAACCGTGACGGTGCCTGACGCCTTTGAAAGCGTGTGTGTGCTTGCCGTCGCGCTGGCAATGGTGATGAGGTTGCCGGCGGTGCCGTTCAGATTAAAATTGTTGAACGTGCTGGTCGTACCCGCCGTAAACAGGACAGACGCGGGCTGCACTGAGTTTGCGATGTTGTTGAACG